ACCTGTCATTCTCATAGGTGTAGCTGTAACACCAAGTTTTATAGCTGATTTATAAAAGTCAAATATCTTTCGCCAAGAATTAGCAACTGCATGATGAGCTTCATCAATAATTATCAAGTCAAACTGATCTGGATTGTTAAGTCTGTTAATTAAAGTTTGCACAGAGGCAACTTGTACATTACTCTTAGATTCCTTACGGCCTGCTGCAATTATTCCGTATTTGACATTTGCCTTAGTTAATTTATCGCCAGCCTGATCTATTAATTCTTTTCGATGTACAAGTATAAGAACACTTGCACCTTTCAGCCCTGCAAGTCTTGTTATCTCAGAAAAAATAACAGTCTTGCCTGCACCAGTAGGAAGAGTAAGCAGCACAGATCTATGCTTCGCTTGGAACGATTTTCTTACGTTAGAGATTGCTGAATTTTGGTAATCTCTTAGTTGCATAGGGTTGACATTTGTTGTCCTATACTATAATATGTTGTTATATGTGTCAAGTAATTTATGGAAAAGCCTAGCAACTGGAGCAAGCTGCAAAAAGAAACAAGTGCAGAGTTTGTAGACAAGTTATTGCTGTATGTAAGAACTAATAATTTTGAAGCTTTTTGTTTTGCTGTTGATCGAGGTATGTGGTATTACGGCCAAGAAAAACTAACTTATTTAATGCACAAGCAACTTATAAAAAAGATTTGCGAATGTGGTGAGCTAGACAAGTTTCTAAAATGGGGGGATAAGTTTCAATGATATATAAACCACTTGTAATGTCTAACGAAGAGTATCATGGCAAGACTAAGTACGAGTCTTCTTCTACTATTCGCAAAGCTTTAGTTAGTCCTAAAAAATATCTACACGATAAAACTGCTGAAACTGTACCTACTAAAGCTATGGAAGAAGGTACTGCTGTTCACACATTCTTTTTGGAGAATGAATTATTTAAGAACAGATATTGCTATAAACCTAAAGCATTTAATGGTAGAACTAAAGAAGGTAAACAATGGATGGAAGAACATGGTCATCTAAATATATTGGCTGCTGAATGGGAAGAAAACCTTATTCATATGAACCATAGCTTCTTAGCAAGTCCAGCCAAGATGATCTACGACATGGAAGGATTAACAGAATTAAGCTTTTTTAGTGAAGATTTAGGAGGAATAAGGGCAAAATGTAGGCCAGATTGGATTTCACACGATAAGAACATAGTTGTTGATCTTAAAACTACACAAGATGCAAGTCCTAAAGGTTTTCAAAAATCTATAGGTCAATTTGGCTACCATATTCAAGCCAGTTGGTATCTTAAAGTTTTACAGAATCTAGGATTTGATTCTTATGACTTTATTTTTATTGCCATAGAAAAAACAGCACCTTTCTGTGTTGGTGTATATCGTGCCAGTATGGAAATGCTTGAGGAAGGCAATAAAAAAGTAGATGAAGCTATTGACAAAATATTATGGTGTAAAGAAAACGATTCTTACCCAGACTATACTCCTAACGAAATAGAAACAATCGACTTACCTCCTTGGATGACCAAGAAGAAAGATCAAACGTCATCTCATGAGGAAATTCAACTTTACTGATGAGAAAAGAATTTCCCTACGACCCTTATGAGGGCATGGTCTTTTATGACCCAGAAACAGAAAAAACTTGGGTGTTTGCTCGTGATGAGTGGGTAGACATCACTTATGAGGACATTACCTATGACATCTGAAATTACTACAACCAACCCAGAGGGTAATTCCTCTATCTATCAAAGCACCGAGTCTTTTGAGTTTGCACAAAGACAAGCTAAAAGCTTATGTGAATCTGATCTTGTACCAACAAGTTATCAAGGCCAAAAAGGATTATCTAATTGTCTTGTTGCATTAGAAATGAGCAAAAGAATGAATCTTAGTCCTTTAACAGTTATGCAAAACTTAAATGTTATACATGGCAGACCAACTTGGAGTTCTCAGTTCATAACTTCTAATATCCTTGGCTGCGGAAGGTTTAAGAACTTTGACTATGTTGTTACTGGCAAAGATGAAACACTATCTGTTCAATGCCAAGCTATAAGGCTTGAAGATAATAAGTTAGTAAAAGGTACAGCAGTATCTATGAAGATGGCACAGAAAGAAGGTTGGACTAGGAAGAACCCTAAGTATCAATCAATGCCAGAAATAATGTTAAAAGCGAGAGCAGCTACTTTCTTTGGTAGACAATACATACCTGATCTTTTATTAGGTGTGCAGACTAGCGAAGAGATAGTAGATATACAACCTATTGATGTTACTACGAGTAATGTTGAGGTAGTACAGGAGACTAAAGATGACTTCGGATTCTAAGAAAGAGTTTTTAACACCTAGCGAACTTGCTGAAAGATGGCGAGTTCATATTGGTTCTGTTGAGAGATGGAGAAGAGAAGGCAAACCGCCTTCTTTCTACACCATCAATGGAAAGATCCTCTATAAGTTGGCTGAGATAGAGGATTTAGAATCAGCCAAACGTCAATCCAATTAATTTTATCTATGGACTTTAAATTACCACTTGCAGTTTTCTCACAAGATGCAGAAGACCACAAAAAGCGTTACAAGGAGAACTACGATCCTAACAAAAACTATCCTAAGTATTCTGGTGTTATGCAGATTACAGAGGCCGACATAATTAAGCTATGTACATATGTACAAAAAGCAAAGCCAGAGCATAGCGACTTTCATGGAGAAGGTGTAGTTACTATTAGAGCTACAGGCTACCTTAACGAAAGTAAGCAAGGCAAGAAGTATATAGGTCTTAACCTAGAGCCTGATTATAAGACAATGAAAGCTATAGAAGAAGCAGATGCTAATGAGTCACCAGCACCAAAAGTAAAAGCAGCAGAAGAGGAGTTTCCTTTTTAAATATGGGGCTATGAAGAGTTTTGGTGAGTTTTCGCTTCATGTAAGACCCCTCACTTTTAGTAGATTTTAAGTCAAATTAAGCTAAAATAGAATGAAATTATCCTTATCTATGCCTTTAACATTTAACAGTAAACAGATTGATAAAGTTGTGTCGATTGATGATGTCGGGTCTTTATCTAATCCAGAAGTTTTGTTGTTAAAAGATGAGCTAATGACAGCCATCAAAAGTATGGATGATTATATTAAGAAATTTAAACAAGAAAAACAAGAAAATTACGACAAAGATTGGCATCAAAAGGTAAGACGCAAACAACAGGTATGCAAAGCATTTTTATCGCAACTTATTAGTTTAGATCACGATGAAAGTTTATTTAGGTCTATTTATGATAAACATTTTTCACAAATTATCTTAGAATATATAGATAGGAACGACTTTAGAACTATCCACAACAAAGCACGTTCTTTAGCTATTGCTGAATTAGAAAAAATAACATGACACCAAAACAAAGTCGTAAATCAGAACGTAAGCTTAACAAGCTTAGAGAAAACAAACTAGAAGAATTAGCAAAAAAATTAGATTCCGATATTAGAGGTTACGATCACATTGTTGAATATGCAGATAATCATACTGCAAGTCTTCGTAGTGATTGGGTAGATGAAAATATTAGAACAATTATTATGAAACATAATTACAACGTAAATAAGGTAGCAAAGATGTTAATTAGAGATTTTACTGATAAAGAACAGGAGGCAGCCGAAAATGCAATCTCAGAATTTTAGAGATAAAGAAATACTGGCAATGACACCTGATATGGAAGGTGTTACTAGACCAGAAAAAGATAAAAAAACTAAAAAATTTACTTTTATTGTTAAGGGAGTAGGAATAGGAACAGCACCAATGAAAATATCTACACAAGCAGAAACACAAGCAAAAGCTGTTAAATATATTAAGGCTAGATGGAAAGATTGTAGTTACGAATTGATATAAAAATCATAAAAAAATCTTGTATGTCACACATTTAGCCTGCAAAGGTAATTTTGGAGTCCAGCCAATATATTATGGTCTTACATATAAATTCAAAGGTTGGTTTTATGACGGAAAAACTGTCTATCTCAGCAGAACATTTGAGACACGATCAGAAGCACAGGCAGCAGCAGAAAAACTTAGGTCAGATCGTATGTTGCGGTAATCATGTTTTTAGAGTTATAAATGGAACAAGATATTGGTTAAGTCCTCCACCAGATGATTACGAGGCATAAAACAAATGGCTTCTCTTAGATACCATGCTGGTCGCATGGTTCTCTACGAGGAAGAGCCTACAGTTTGGCGAGTAAAGATTAAAACAAAACAAGGCAAGTTAAATCTACCTTTAAAAGCAAAAGAGTTAGAGCCTGCACTTATAGAAGCAGAATATCTATATGCAGATGCAAGATGTATGAGTAGAGATCATCCTTTATGTATAGACTGCATACACCACCTAGTTATAAAAGCAGAATGTGGACTTGGTATGCCAGAAGGTAAAGCTAGTGGGGGAGTTTGGGCGAAGGATTGCGCTTACTTTTGGGAGAAGAAGATATAGGATCTATCTTATCTATATGATCGCCAGCTTGGTTTATTATTTTTACTAATCTAAAATTTTCTTTTGCAAAAGCACTTATAAGATCTGGTATATCGTTAGGATCTAGTGTTTGTATGACATGACGTAAAAATATCTCAACGTGTAATTCCTCTTCTAATGTAACGTCAGCCAAAACCCAAGGCTCAACTTTGCGCCTTTTTTTGGCTTGTTTGTTAAACCAGTTTGACCAAGGCATTACAAGTTTCATTACAAGTCCCTCCAACCACACCCTAGCGTACTGGTCTAATAAGGCAACAAAGCTATACTTAGCTTAGTTACACTTACACACTATGCCCGGCCATTACGGAACAGGAATGGGAAAGAAAAAGAAAAAGAAGAAAGGCGGTAAAAAGTAATTATCTGCCCGGAAACAAAGCTCTTTCCAACATATCGCATAAGCGATCATCTACTGTGTTATCAGTTTTTTTAACCATAGCTCGTACTATATCAAGTGCGAGTTTTTTTATTGCTTTACCACGAAGGAAAGCAAAAAGAATAGGCTCAATAACTTTTAGCATTGTTTTTATTGTATTGCTAGATTAATAGTAGCTCACTCCTCACACATAGAGCTATAGCCTCTTCTGCTGGTCATAAAGGAAGAGGCTATCTTCTTGGCTTTATCTCTGCAACAGCAAGCTCTACTTCTTTTAACCTGTGAAATACCTCTTTCATGTCATCGTGCATATCATCTATCTTTGTTGTTAATAATTCTATAGCTGTTGTATTTCGCACGAGATCATCTCTTGATTGTCTACCCCTATAGGAAACAGATCCTACAGATACAAAACAAGCTGTCATCATAGCTCCACCTACTGCTGCTATTACTTCTACCACTTTACGAGTCCTCAATATATGTCTATTATGACAGAAAACCCTTATGACAGTTAAGAAACCTAAAAATCTTTTTCAAAAATTAAAAGAAAAAGTTAACGATAAGGAAGAACAATTTGAGTACATCTCAGTCGCAGTAAGGCTTTTAGTAGTTTTTTGGAGTGGCCTTCTTGTTACGAGCAATTACTTGCCTAAGATCCCCGGCTTAACTACTGGAGAAAAACAGGATATAACATTTCCGGCCAGTTTATTAGCAACAGCACTTAGCTCTTTCGGTTTAGAGCAAGCTAAAAAAGGTAGCAAGAAAGACGATACTGTTGCGGAAAGTCAGGGTATGGTGCAGACTATAAGGGTAATAACACCTATTAAAATAGAAGGTGCTGAAGTAATCGACCCTAAACCACAAAAATGAAAAAGCTACTTCCATTTATTTTTGCAGTTGCAGCAAGTCCAGCTTATGCCAATGTTACAGCTAAGTATGTGACCTCTGCACAAATTTCAATAGACTCGCCTTATGTAATTACTAATGCTGCGCCATCGACCTATAGCATAAGCGGAAACAATATCACCACATCTACAGGAACAGGGGATAGTGTAGTTACAAATGGAATTGGTGGGTTGAACTTAGGAAGTCTAAGTAATGGTGTCCCAGCAGCAGTTAATACAAACAAAACAGTAACAACTGCTGGCTCTGCCTTCTCTTTCAGCGAAAGTTACCAAGCTGGAGATGTAACACAATCTGCTATTACACCTAGTTCTGGAATAGCAACCTTGCCTGTCCTTGGTGGGCAAACTACTGTTATCTCCGGTGGTACTGCTGGAACTTTAGCCCTTACAAGTCTTAGCTCTGGAATCCATACCTGTACTGCTGGTGGGAGTGGTACTAGCTGTATTGGATCTACTACTGTCAGCATAGAAATTGACTAAACTCTGGCTACTGCTAGTATTTATATACCCGATCAAGGTTTTTGCTACTCCAGTAGTGCCTCAGTTTAGATCCGGAAGTTCTACTACATCAAGCACTTCTGAATCTGTTATAAACGAGACTATAACTAGCTATCAGTATCGAACTGGTTATACATTTAGCGTATCGGGTCACAACATTGAATCAACAGATATTAATGGTTACATCAACCCGACACCTACAAGTGTCAACGAGCAAACTGTCGGAGGAGTAAACTTTACTTGGACTTCTTTAGACGGAACATCAACTCCAAGGTGGCAAGTAGCAGTCCCCGGCAGTTCCTTCAGTCTGGTCGAAAGCGTGATGGCTCCGGGACTCGATACAGTTACAAATATAACAAGAACCATAACTACCTCAACTACAACAGAATCTACAAGTACGTTTGGACAATAGCTGTAATCCTTTGCCCTGTAAGGGTTTTGGCGAATACAACAGTAGCAAGTCCGCAAAGTCAATCTACTGGAGTAGTTAATAATAATGCCACAATGATAACCCCAAGTAGTCATCCACAATTTAGGATGTCGCAAGGTATTGTCTGTGCATCTCCTACTCTTACAATTACTCCTTATATGACAGATGCGTGGTCATTTAATAGGCCAATAGAAACTGTGACTCGTACACCAATCTATGACGAAGACACAGGAGAGATAAAATATTACCAAGAAATACCAAGATTTGAAAAAGATAATTACAATCTTAACTATGGTATCTCTGCTCAAATTAGTATTCCATTAGGCAAAGCACCAAGTCTTTGTTTAGAAGCAACAGAAGTAAATATTAAAAATCAAAAGTTATTAACTAAAAAACTACAAATGGAAATCGAACTCTACAGATTAACCATTTGCTCAGAGCAACTTAAGAAAGGTGTGCAGTTTGTTGGTAAATATGCCACTACTTGCGAGGGAATACAAGTTTCTATACCGCCAAACCAAGTTGTGCCTCATACACACAAAATTGACGTAAAACCAGAAAAATAGCCCCTTCAGAATCGCCTGTAAGGGGCTTGTAAAAATGTCTGCTTATGTTTATACCTACGATTTTGGCTTTTTTTTCTTTGATAACTTAGAAACAGCTTGCTTAACTAAAGGTCGCACTAACTGTAAGACAACTGGAGCAGAAGCACCGACCAAAGCAAGACTAAAAACACCAATAAATTGATTAGCAGAAGGAATGTATTGATCTTTGAAGGGTACGTCTTCATAAAGAGTTATGCACTCAGTTTTATCTAAGCGATGTCCAACTACGATTTCAAGCTTCTTTGCATTTCTGTAATCACCGACTCGCTGGTCTTTAGGACTAGGACATTCTGGTATTACTATTTCCTCTTTTTTCTCGTCTGGAATTTTAGGAGTTTCTGCTTTTGGTATTTCTGGATCTCCTCCCTGTGGCAATGGCTCTTCTATCATTGTCATTCGATTAGGATTGTAATCAGGAGGGAAAAAGTTAGGAAAAGTAAAATCACATATTGTATATGTGCCGTTTGGATCGTCTAATAACAAATTATGATTACCTGTATTTTTTATATCTCTATGCTGATAAGTACAGCCGGGTGGATTTATTTCTAAATATTGTGTTACTACAGGAATATCTGGTGCGTATGGTTCTGGAATATATATTTCTGGAATATATATTTCTGGTATCTCAATCGTAGGCATTTCTTGGTAGATATACTTCTACTAAGCTAAAACATTTTGGGCAAGACAAATTTGTAACCATAGAATACTCTGTGCTATCTTCCATGTCTTCATCACCACCCCAAATTAATTCTGATTTGCAATGCCAGCAATTCATATCTTTGTTTTATTTAGTGTTGGTGGGATAGGTAAAGATGGGCCAGTAAGATCAGGTAAACCTTTTTCTAAAACATCAGGCATAAGTCCCTGCACATTGCCTAAAACTTCGTTCATCATCTTTGCTTTAAATTGCTCGCTGGTTACATACTTATATGTAAAGAAACCACCGCCTAAAATACCTAACATAAGGATTCCAGTTACGATGGTAATAATGTCTAAGACTTTTCGCATGATTAAAGAAGCATTAATTAAAGCAAGCGTACCAATTACATTTATGGTGCTTTTTTTAATTATAGGTTTAGCACCACTTTATGTCATGTATGGCATTATTGACCGCAATATACCTGTTAAGACTCAGTAGTTGTTTCTGTCTGCTCTCCATTTTCTACTGCTTTTTTGGCGAAGTTAATAGCTCCTTGCAACTCTAATAATTTTCTTTCGCAATTAGTCATAACAGTTTTTGCTTCTTGATAATTTTGAGCAATTTGCTGTTGTTCTGATTGCAATGCAGCAAGTTCTTTGCGAACATCCATTATAAAAAAAAATAGTTACTACTATAATACTAGCACCTAATTTTGTATTAAACCCCAAGTAGTCGCAATATATTTGTGTTCGTTGATAGGTTGATTACCCCTATGAGTATGAGTGAAACTAGAAGGAAAAATAATGTATCTACCTTGTACTGCTTTTATTCTTTGGTTTAAATATAAAAATTCAGTTTCTCCACCTTCTTGAACAGTATTTAAATATGCTTGCACTACTAAATATCTGTTAGATGTAAGGATAGATTGGTTTTCATAATGCCAAGTATGATAACCTCCACAAGGTAAAATTTTTTTTATTTTTATGTCGTAAAAAGCAAAATTACTATCAGCCAAAATACTATAAGCATTAAAATATTGTTCTAAAGCACGTTCTAATCCTGACATAAAAATATTAGAAGTTTCAAACTGACTTACTTTAAAATTCCAAGACAAAAATGCCTCTTCCATATCTCCTTGATGTTTTTTTATATTTTTAAAATATGTATGACCTTGTTGTTTTAAATTTTCAAAATATTCAATACAATGTTCTGACTCATGTTGAGACAAAATATTATCATATACTCCTATAAAATTATTAGTAGTGAGTGTGTTCATCTATAAAGTCTTGCCTTTGTTCAGTTTGTATTTCTTCATCTGAGTGATAACCATGACTAAACGCTGTTGCCATGTTAAATGACAACGTAAAAAGAGTAGCAAACACAATAAATTTCAAAGTTTTTTTCATAACTACTTTTAACTATACTTGAATAATAAAGGAGGGCTAGGTGGTGTTGGATAATCAGAATGAGTTTTATCCTTAACAAGCTCTTCAAAAGTTGCTGTTTTGGTAGTTGGCATATCTCTTAAAGCCTGTCTATAAGTTTTCCACTCTTGTTTCTTTTCCTCAGATAATTGATTATCTGGGTTTTGAGTCCAATCACACTCTAGTAGTAAAGCATACCTTATTGACCTAAACATAACTTCCCAATCTTCCCTGAGGGTTACTTTTGTTTCTTCTGCAAGTTTGTCTTTCGCTGCTTGCCAATCTACTACGACTTGATTGTAAGGAGTAATATCTGTAATTTCAGTATTTGGACTGCCATCTAAATATTCAATTTCTCCTTTAGTGTCATACCATTGAATAGCATTAATATTTGAATCTATATAATCTAAATTATCTAGCCAATAGCCTTCATTATCAACAGCGACATACTTGTCCTCTACAACAACACATAATCTCATTTTAGCCCTCCAATAAATTTTCAATATCTATATTAGATATTTTAGTCGGCTCTTGAATTATTGGCATATCCATACGTTTTACCATTTCATTTCTAAAAGATTCTACAGCAGCACCATTCATTCTTGTGTTTTGTGAATTTTCTAATATAAACATAGGAAGCCAAGCAACCGCACACGCCCATTCTTCAACATCTTGTCCATTCTGAGGATTTTTACCTTGTACTTTTGTAAACCAAGCACATTTTAATCCTATGCAATCTTTACCAAGCAAAGGACACAAATCGCCACTTTCAACTTTTATTGTCATTAGTCTTTTTGTGCAATGATAACGTCTAAATATCTTACTGCCAAGTTTATAGCTGTACCAGAAAATGAGTGGTTGTGAGCATTTATTGTGTGTGAGTGTGAGTTAATTGAGTGACTGTGTGCAGAACCGCTAAAACCATGATTGTGTGCTTGCGTACTACCAGCATTAGATGTCCATGATTTATCAGTCTGTGCATAGGGATTACTAGGGTCGTATCTTGCACCGGGATAGTTAACACCTCCAGCATTATTTTGTGCTTGTCCATAGAAACCATTAACTTGGTCAAAGATGTTTCTGTCTCCACCAATGTGTTTGTGAGAGGGCATCCTACCTTCAGATAACGTATGGTTATTTACAGAACCGCCAGCAGTTGCGTTATTAGTATTATTTCCACCGCTATTTGTATTATTTCCTCCGTTAGCTATTGAACCAGAAACCCCTTTGCTTGCAAAAGCTGTTGTAAAATCAACAGAACCGCCAGAACTAGCTGAACCTGAGACAACTCGTAATGCTCTTTGGTTTGTGTCACTTGTGTCTTTAGTCCACCCTGTAGGTGCTGACGTTTGTTGGAAAATCATGCGAGTTCCAGAGGGGAAAGAACTAATTGTAGGTACGTTAGTTAAGTTGCCGTAGTCTAAATAGTAAGACCCCTGCTGTCCGTCTAATTTATCTGCGTCTAAGTTACTTCCAGAGCCATCATTTCCAGCATGAAATATCTTACTTTCCGTTCCATTATGTGTAAAAGTTAATCCATCAACACCAGTTTTAATTCTTAAATATTCTCCGCTTTCTTGATTAACAAACTGAAAAATACCAGCCGCAGTCCATTGAATATATGCCTTATCAGTTGTTCCCTCTCTGAATCTTATATAGGGGTCAGCAGAACCTGCTAATACTATTTTTCCGTTATCGTTCCCATCAATAGTAAGTGGATATTGACTATTAGTTTCAAGACTTAGTATTCCTGTTGTTGAGTCATCTTGGTCTGCTCTTAAAAACTGTGTTGAATCTATGCCATCTAATAAATCTGCGTTTCCTCCGTTATTTGCTCCAACTAAAGCTGCTGACGTAATATATCCAGCACCATTTGTAAGTTGGTTGTTATTGGTTACGTTAGTTGCACTAGCAGCAATACCATCTAATTTATTTTTTAAAGCTGTTGTAAAGTTTTGATCTGATTGTGTAGGTAGGTTTGTTAAATTAGATCCATCTCCATATAAGGTGTCAAAATATCCATTTGCAAATCTATTAGCACTAGCTCCTATGTCATAAGTACTGTCTGTAACAGGAAGAAGTTTAGAAGCCATGCGAACTCCAGATTTACCATATTGATCTCCTCCGTCAAGAATAATTCCAGTAGGCCAATCTATTCTTAACTGTTGATAATTAGGCGCACCCCAAGCCCCTGCGGTTCTATAAATTGCATAATTAGTTTGATGTGTATGCCAGAAAATACCCTCACTATTTGATGCAGTATGACCAATAGTATTAGCTGCACTTACACCACTAAAAGAAATAGCTAAATTATAAGTCGAACCCCCTAGTCTTAAAGCCCCCGGCTTTAACTGTGTGGCTGAAGATGTATTTATAAATGATCCTGAGTGCGAGCCATCTAGAGTGTCAGCGTCTAACCCTGATCCTGTTCCATCTACAGTTTTAATAAGTGTAAGAATTTCGCTTGCTGTTTGATCTGCGGTTGCCGAAGCCTCAATACCATTAAGTTTTGAGTGATCTGCATCTGTAAATACATTGCTATCACTAGCACTTTCAACTAAAGCTCTTATCTCTGATGCTGTTTGATCTGCTGTAGCTCCAGCTTCAATTCCATCTAATTTGCTATGATCTGCATTTGTAAAATTTTGATCTGTAGGACTCGCCCAACTAAGATTTCCATTTGCATCTGTAGTTAAAAATTTAGCGTTTTGTATATCTGAGGGAAAAGTTAGTGTATAACTTTGACTTGCACTATGAGGTGGAGATTTTAATTTTATACCATGACTATTTTGTGAACAGTTAAGTTGTATATAACCATCTTGAGAACTACCATCTCCTTTTGCTATCAAAGCTGCTAGTGATGATGTAGAAGAAAATTCAGCACTTGTAGCAACTAATGTACCTGTAATATTAAAATTACCTGTGCCAGTAATATCATTGCTGTTTAAATCTAAATCCCCACCTAACTGAGGAGATGTGTCAGCAACTAAATCTGTATTAATACTGCTTGTAGATACAGATGTTATTAAACCTTTTGCATTGACTGTAATAGCTGGAATTGCACTTCCAGAACCATAAGACCCTGCTGTAACTCCTGAGTTTGCAAGTTTTGTTGCTGCTATTTCTGCCGAAGAATGAAGATGAGCATTAGTAATTGCATTATCTTCTATACCATCACCACTTACTTTTAAAATTGTCATTTACTTAGCCTCCAATGTTGTTACTTTAGCTTCTAATACTTCAATTTTAGCCATAGCCTCTTGTAAACATTTGATTGCTTTCATGTAAAGAACAGAATATTTAAATGATTTGTATTCTTTTTCTTCACCAGCCTGTAGTTGTACGTCTGTCTCTATAAGATTAGGGCATACAAGTTCTGCTTCTTGTGCAATAACTCCAAGCAATGTGGGTTTTTCTGGGTCAACACCTTCTTTAAAGTTAAACTTTCTTACTCTTATATTTTTAATATCATTCCATTGAGAACCAGCATCAACAATATTTTCTTTTAAATTTACATCAGACAAAGAACTAAAACTATTATTAGTGTTAGCACAATTTCCGTTGTCCAGAACTCTGAATTTATCAGCAACACCATTTATAGAACATTTAAAGTGAATATAAGATCCGTTTGTAGTATTTCTAGATGCAGCAGAAACTAAAGTTGAACCTTGAAAACTTGAGTGAGCAGATAAAAGTAATGCAGCAGCAGGGTTAATTCCGCTATGTTGAATAGCAACTCTAGCGGAATGTGTCTGCCCAATAGCTTCATCAATATCAATATCCCCATTACTACCAATTCTTACTTTTTCATCGCTTTCTACAAAGAATTGCATTACGTCTGAACCATGAGAATACTTAATCATTCCAGCATCAGGATCTCCAGACTGACCAAAACAAAGCCTTCCGTCTTGACCAGTATGATTTAAAATAGTTATTCCACGATTTGCTCCACTATTCCCAGATCCAACAATTAAATCATCTGCACCTGTATCGGCAGTAAATGAAGTATGAGCTATTCTTACTGCACCAGACGAATCTATACGCATACGTTCTGCATCATTAGCTCTGAACGCTAATACATTTGTAGAATGTTGATATAAAATACCGCCCATGAGGTATCCACCTGAGTTGGCAGCATCAGCAAAATTTATAAAGTTAGTGTCAGATGTTGAACTTGCAGCAATCGTCATACCACCACCATTACCAGCAGCTAAGACTAAATCATTGGAGTAATAACCAGATGGTGTTGTATTTATACCTAATGAACCTGTAATCTTTGCACCACCTGATATTGTCTCAAATTTTTTCGAGTTGTCGAAATAAAGTTCTACGGCTGCGTTTGGTTTAAGAATTATTCCTTCTTCTGCTACTAAAGGTCTTATATGTAAATCACCAGTTTTGTTTCTTATGTAAGAGTTTGTACCATTATGGTGTAGGTCTAAATCTTGACCAGCACCAATTTGTAGGAAATTGTTATCTCCTCTTATCTGAACAGTTCCACTATCAGATGGGCCGCCTGTAAGAAATAGTCTGTCTACTCCTCCTGTATAGAATTGAAACTGATCATTACTGCCAGTACCAATATTCACATATGTATTATCATCACTCATACCCGCTATTCTTGATTCAACTCTTATTCCTGTTGTACTCGTAGCTAGTCTGTTTACGTTGTTGTGATATAGCTCTACGGCTCCATCGGCAATAAATTTTGCTAATGTTTCGCTTATAACTGAGTTGGTTATTGCTACTTCATCACCAGCTATCGTTAAATCGTGATTTGTACCAGTTGCTTGAATATAATTTCTGTTAAAAGTACCCGAATGATAAATTTGTAGGTCGTTACCAGTTCCAAAGGATATTTTGCCATTATCATTTACAGTACTATTACCAGTTGTTACAAAACCACCTGTTATACTTACTCCAGAAGCTGTAGTTTCAAAAGTTTTGCTGTTGTCGTGATATAGCTCTACTGCTCCTTGTGGTTGTAGCACCATCATAGTTTCAGAACCACCTTGAAATACCATCTTGGTAGCTCCATCACCTGATCTAAACAAATGACGAGAATCGCTAGGTTGATGACCTATGTATAAATCAGTACTAACACCAGCACCAAAATACACGAACCTGTCATCGCCTAGCTTGATATTGCCTGTAGCTTCTATTACACCTGTAACTGCTACTCCACCACTTGTTGTCTCAAACTTTTTACTGTCGTCAAAATAAAGTTTTACTGCTCCATTTGATGTGAGAATTGCTAAATCCTCATCACCAGCAGCATTTTGTAAAACAAGCTGACTACTTCTTATATATAAATTTCCAGTACCAGCATCATCAATGTAGCTATGAGAACCATTGTGATAAATTTGTAGGTCATTACCTGTACCAAACCTAGCTTTAGCATTATCAGCAAACTCAAGAGCATTATCTGACTTATCCCATAAGACGTTATAGTTTGCGCCTGTTAAAGACATATCGCCATCAACAGTAAGCCCTGCCAAATCTCCTAGTGATGTAAGAGAACTAGCAGTAACAGAACTATTTAGCGTGTTTCCTGTAAGTGTTCCAGCAGCAGCCGTAACTGTGATATTTGCTGTGCCATCAAAGCTAGTGCCATTTATAGTCCTAGCTGTCGCAAGTGCTGTTGCTGTTGCAGAGTTGCCAGTACAAGACGTTGCTATAGGTGCAGCCCATGTAAGTCCTCCTGTATTGCCAGATTGTGCAGAAAGAAAATAGCCATTTACAGGACTATTACTTACTTTTAGTTTTTCTTCGCTTACTGTATTATCGCTTGGTTCTCCAATACCGCCTGACTCTTGATAAAGAATAAAATCTGGTGCTTGCGTTAAGTTAGTAGCAGTTTTAAATCTAGAGCCATCAACGATAAAACCTGTGATACCACTTGTTGATGTTCCAGCATTAGGTTTTTGAATAACACCATTAACACTAACTAATAATGTATTTGCTGCTGCTGGTGTGATTGCATTTGTAGTTCCAGAAGTGACAAGAGTAAAATCGTTAGCTGGATAACTAGCTGCGCCATTATTTGCTGCGTTTCTAAGTTCTAAATATTTAAAATCAGGGCCACCGCCTCCACCTGATACTTTTGCAACTGAACCATCATCTTTCTTAAAAAATAATTCTGCCGTATCAGTTCGCAGTACTGGTTCGCCCAGAACCATATCACTTGCTGCTGGATCGCTACCGCTACCTCTTTTAATTTTAATTGTGTTAGCCATGAGCTATTACCTCCTAGCTCTAGTAAGTTCCGCCGTCTATATCGAAACCTGATACACTTCCATTTTCTAAGAAGGTAACAAGGTCAGTAAGCGCAACTTGAACCATTGTGCCATTATCGTTTATCACCATACGATCTGCTGCTGCGAGAGTAGTTGAGGTTGCAGACGTACCTCCATCTAAAATATTTAACTCGGTTGTTGTTACTGTAGCTCCATCTAATATCTGTACTTCTGTATCAGTCAAATCAGCTAAAGAGTTAGCTGTTGTCTGGTTCATGGTTGCGAGTTCTGTCAACTTATCGCTATGAGGCTCTACATCTGTACCGATAACAAGTCCTAGTGATGTTCTCGCATTAGAAGCCGATGTCGCACCTGTCCCTCCATCGCTTATCGCAAGAGTACCAGTTATAGAACTAGCACCAAGATCAACAGCAACTTCAGTAGATTCAATAACAAGTCCACCATTAGATTTAAGATCAACTGATAATGTGTTTCCTGACTTTTGCAAGCCATCTGCTGCTGTAATCTGCCCTGCGCCCGAAAACTGCGCTATGGTCAAATTATTTGTCCCTACGACAGCAGAACCAGAGTCCGATGTACAAACGAAGCCATTATCTGCGTTTACTGTTCCTTGTTCTACAAAAGTGAAGAAACCAGCAGCGTTAGCACCAGTAGCTAAATCTGCTGCCCTTGCTGGAGAAGAGCCGACTACATAAATACCATTTTGACTTGCTGTTGATTGATCTTTTACAAGAACACGATCATTGGTTGATAATGTAACACCATCTAACGTGTCTCCATTATTAAGTGCAGTAGATATTGTTATGTTTGCGGTTGTTGCTGCTACACATGAATCCTTAACATCAAGTCCTTGTGATGTAGCCTCGACAAAGCCCTTTGTCGCTGCATCTTGTGTATTTACAGGGTCAGCTAAGTTTGTAATATTCTGCGAGTTAAGTGAAACCGAACCTGTTGGCGCAGCCATTTGGTCTAATCTATTTGTTCTTACCCCTGCATCAAAGTCACTTATTTTTGTATGAGCTATAGAAGGTATATCGTCACTTACTAATGCCCTAAATGTAGGTGCTGCACTCGATCCTGTTGTTGGCCCTGATAATACTCTATTAGCATTTATTACTGTATCTTTATCAAAAAACTTACCTTCTCCACCTATAGGTTCAATAGTAGTTGCAGATCCTCCAGAACCGCCAGTTCCTATACCAATGAATAAAGTTTTGCTACCTTCACTAAATGCTAATTCCGCATTTTCTAGTGTAGTTGGTGCTGATGATCCTGTGGATCTTTTTATGCGGATTGTGTTAGCCATGTGTCAAAATGAACCTCCATCGACAAGGTTTTCTACAGTACGAGTTGCATCTGCTTTAAATGTAGCAGAAGTAGAGTCATAGTAAATAACAGAATTACCTACTACACCAGAATCATTTAATCCCTTACCAGTAACACTAAAGGATGGGCCTTGTGGCCCGACTGTTGCTACTGTTACAACAGTAGTATCTCCTTCATTTACTGTAACAGTATTTTTTGTTGTAGTTACATTAACTGAAGACATTATGCTGAATAACCCTCTGACATAGTTATAACACCTTCTAGGTAGTACTCTCGCAATCCACTTGTATTTACAAGCAAAACATCGTAATAAAGTGTACTTGTTTCAAAAGTCGCAGTTTGTGTATCTGTAAGAGAAATATTAACTATTCCATTTACCCTATTTGTATAAGTAATTGTGAAATCAGCATATTTTATATTTCTCCCCTCATCCTAACATTGTGCAATAACTGTATATCCTGTTAAGTTAATTGCATCATTATTGCTATCTTTAAATACTAGCTGTATATTATGATCCGACCTTCGTTGAATC